CAATGTCTTAGGACTTGGAGCATTAACTGGAGACACTCTCCTAAAGGTAAATATCACACATGTCTAGACCAACCAAAAAGACAGAAGAATTAGTCGGAAAATTAGAATACGCTTTTAGTATAGGATCTAGTGTCAATGAAGCATGTTATTACGCTAATATACATAGGGATACTTATTATGAATGGATAAAGAACGATACAAAATTATCCGACAGATTTGAAGCATTAAAGGAACGACCAGTGTTTGTAGCACGTGAATCAGTGTTTAAAGGACTACGTAACCCTGAATTAGCTCTCAAGTTCTTAGAAAGAAAAAAGAAAGATGAGTTTAGTTTACGGCAAGAATTAACAGCTAAAGATGGTGATAAGTTGATACCCCAACCCATCATGGACTTAACTGATGTATTACCAAACAACAGCAACCAAAAGAATTAAGCAACTCAACAAGCGTATTAGAGCAGTCGCTGGTGGTACTTCTGCGTCCAAGACTATATCTATACTTATGTACCTTATTGCAAGAGCGCAGTATGATACCAAACCTACACTCACTTCTGTAGTATCAGAATCATTCCCTCACTTAAAACGTGGTGCTATTCGTGATTTTATTAACATTATGGAGGAACAGAACTATTATCAGGATAGTGAATGGAATCGAACAGATTACACGTATAAATTTAGTAATGGGTCTAAGATTGAGTTCTTTAGTGCAGATCAGCCAGGTAAGGTACGTGGGCCGCGACGTGATAGGTTGTTCATCAACGAAGCTAACAACATTGACTGGGAAAGTTATGACCAGCTACTGGTTCGTACTAAAGAGTTTGCATTCCTCGACTGGAACCCAACACAAGAGTTCTGGTTCTACACCGAAGTATTAGACAAACGACCCGATGTAGACTTCATTACTCTTACATACTTGGATAATGAAGCATTAGACCCAGAGATTGTTAAGGATATTGAATCACACAAAACTAATAAGAACTGGTGGCAAGTATATGGACTTGGCCAGCTCGGTGAAGTAGAGGGTCGTATATACATTAACTGGGCTATTATTAACGATGTACCACACGAAGCTAAGCTCGTACGACGTGGCCTAGATTTCGGCTATTCTAACGACCCTGCAGCGCTTATAGACGTGTATTACTATAATGGTGGATACATACTTGATGAACGTTTGTATCGCAAAGGTATGAACAACAAGCCATTGGCAGACTTTATCAACAATCTAGAGTTCCCTGAAACATTAGTCATAGCTGATAGTGCAGAACCCAAGAGCATAGATGAGCTTAGATTGTACGGTATAAACGTACTACCTGCTGAAAAGGGACCAGGAAGTATCAAGCAGGGTATAGACACTGTGCAATACCAACGTATTAGTGTTACCAAGCGTAGTGTGAATACAATTAAAGAGTATCGAAACTACATGTGGATAACTGACAAAGACGGCAAGATTATTAACCAACCCGAATCAGGCAATGACCACAGCATGGACGCATTACGATACGCTCTTGCATCTCTGTTGAAACACGATACATCATCAGCTGGTATAATAGACACAACACCATTACCTGACCCGTACTTACAGACATTTAAGGTTAATGAAGATGGCTCAAGTACAATGACGCATGATATTGGTAGGGCAATAAGAGAAACGGAGTGGCAATGAAAGTAGTAACGTTCTATATATACAGCGCAGTGCTGCCAACTAACGAGCTAACACTCTATCGCTGCGTGAAGTGCAGTAGACCTATATTCAAAGCAGGTGGTGATGCAATGGTTATCTCCAATGCTAAGACACCAAACTTTGATTCTAGCTTATCTAACAAAGGATACTTTGAAATCATGTGTCATAGTTGTAAAACTGAGTATAAGGTTTTATGGCAATGAAATATTTTAGCATGTTTAGTGGAATAGGGGGATTTGAATATGGGATACAACGTGCTTTCGATAAACAACTTACCGCGGTCAAGCAAGACGGGCAAGGGCGGAACAGGGATATTAACCAAGTGGAACACAATGTTCTGCCTACAAGCAGGATTACCCCACTATGTGTTGGTTACTCCGAAATCGACAAATACGCAATTAAAGTCTATGAAAGGAACTTCAATGGACACAAAAATTACGGGGACTGTACAGCAATCGATGCTCAACAACTCCCAGACTTCGACTTACTCGTGGGTGGATTCCCATGCCAAGCGTTTTCTATTGCAGGTAAACGATATGGTTTCCAGGACACCAGAGGAACACTTTTTTTTGATATCGGAAGGATTCTCGCAAACAAAAGACCCAGACATCTGGTACTCGAAAACGTCAAAGGTTTACTATCTCACGACAACGGCAAAACTTTCCAGACAATCCTTGGGGTTCTCTCCGACTTGGGGTATACAGTGGAATGGCAGGTGCTTAACAGCAAAGACTTCGGAGTTCCCCAAAACCGAGAGCGTGTCATCATTGTCGGACATCTTGGAAACGAATGTAGACGAAAAGTATTTCCTATCACCCCAGCTAACAGCCAAACTCTTAGGGAAGCTGACTTCCTCAGAATTAACAGAGTAGACCGTAGCACCAAGACCTACGACATGAGTAGAAGCAAGATATCCAGCACTTTAACATCAACCATGTGGAAGGGCATAGACGCTAGTGGCAGAACTGGCGTTATTGAGCAGATTAACCAACCGACCCATAGTAATGACAGGGTTTACGCAGATACAGGTATAAGCCCAACACTCAACGCTTTGCAGGGCGGTAACAGGCAACCTTTTATACAAGACGAGCCAAGAATACGCAGACTAACTCCAACTGAATGTGAACGCTTACAGGGATTTCCAGATGACTGGACTAAGTATGGCGAAGATGAACATGACATGAGAGTAGATATAAGCGACACTCAACGCTATAAGATGTGCGGCAATGCAGTAACAACTAATGTAATTCAAGCAGTAATAACTAATTTAATAGAATGTTTAAATTGATGTATAATGTAGTCAGGCAAACACTAAAAGCCCCAATCGTTCTTGGGGTTATTTTTAATTAGAGGAACTTATGGCACAAGACCAATTTAGCTCGGCATCACCAAAACTTAGCGACATGCGTGTAGACAATATAAGCGACCAACTGGGCGTAATTGATTCACTTCCAGCGCTTAGTTTAGACATACCTGATAACGAACTTATCAAGAATCTTAACTACCGTATTGAAGATAGTCGTGGCTATTGGGATCAACCGCAGGGTTTTAATTTAAAGCAAGCTCGTGCAAACAACTCTAAGCTCTTAATCGGTAAGGAACTTGAAACTACTACTCTTTACCGATACCAAAAAATGTACGTAGAGAACCAAATCTTTGTAGCTAATGAATCTATCATTGCTTATCTTACACAGAACCCAGCAGTACCAGAAGTTATGCCAGCACAAGACAGCATTACATCACGTAAGCTCGCTACTGACATGGAAAAGGTACTTAAAGCACATAGTCAAATAGTAAACCTAGACAGAATTGTTGACACAATGGCAAGAAACTTGCTTAGTAAGCGTATAGGTATCATTTACTGGGAGTTTGACCCTAATTATGGTGACAATGGAGAAATAATACCGCATGTAGTAGACCCAGAACACGTAATACTAGACAAAAACTGTCCACTAGGCGGCAATCCAGCGTTTATCTGCCACGTTTTAAAGTATTCAGTAGAAGAACTATGTTACCGATATCCTGAAAAAAAGAAACAAATCTTTGACAAGCTAGGTATACAGCGCGGGACTCCAAAGCAAATGACTAAAGTTATAGCTGTACGACGTGTATGGCTAATTCACTACAAGAACGGTGAGCCTATTGAAGCGTGTGTAACATATTTTGGCGACCTCGTACTAGGTAAATACAAAGACCCTAACTGGAACTACGCTAAAGGCAAGAACTTCCTACGCACTCACAAGAAACCATTTACATTCTTAAACTACATTAACGATGGCCAGCACCTTATCGACATTACTACACCTATTGAGCAAGCTAGCCCAATGCAGGAAATCTTAAACAAGCGAACACGACAAATTACCGAGAACGCTGACAAAGCTAATGGAACTCTTGTTATCTCTACCTCATCAGGACTTACTAAAGATGACTTGCAAAACTGGACTGGTGATCCTAATCAGAAACTACTTATTAAGACTGGTGGCCAATCAGTACAGAGCCTTGTATACCAGGTGCCACCACACGACCTACCAGCATGGGTTATAAATGATAAGGTAGACGCTCGAACACAAATCTTAACTATCATGGGTACTCCTACTGAGTTTACTGGTACAGAAGATGGCACACAGGGCGAAGGCTCACTTGGCCAATCAATGATGAAGAAGAACCAAGCTAGTGGCCGACAAGACTTGATATTACGTGGTATCCACAACTTCTTAAACGAATACTACAACCAGCTCGTACAGATGATGTGTGTTTGGTATGACAAAGACCATTTCTTTGTATACAACGGTGGCGATGGTGACTTTGATTACATAACTATTAACCGAGATATGATTGAAGATGGCCTAGCAGTTAACGTTAAGGCTGGTATTGGTGCTGGCTCAGACAAGGCACGACAAGAAGCTATTGCACTACAACTACTCAAGATGGATAAGATATCTATCCTTGACGCATACAAAGACCTACATCTTGAAGGTGCACAGAACCGATACGACAACTATGCTAAAGAAAAGGCTGACCCAATGGGCATGGCACGTGACGCTATGGATCAAGTATCCGATGGCCGAGCATTTGTCGACTTTACTAAGATTATGAACGGTGTTGATGTTAAAGACTTCACCGACCGCTCTAAAGAATATGTACTCACTATGAGAAAACTTATGCTAACTGATGAGTTCCTTGACGCAGATGCTAAGAAACAGAACCGATTACTAAAGTTTATTAAGAAGGTACTAGATAACGTAGAACGACGCTACGCACTAGACCAAGCTACACAATCTCAGGGTGTTGAATCATTAGATCCGAGCCTACCGTTCCCACCACTACAGCCATTTAACCCACAAACACAAATGGGACAAGGACAACCTAGCGGAATGCCTCCAGCTCCTGGTGGCGCATCTGAAATGCCTGCTGGTGCCTTACCCGTTAGCGCACTACAACAAGGCGCACCTGGCGGAGCTATGCCTGGCGGATTAACAGGCGGAATACCTGCACCACAAACTGGTACTGGACTACCTAATATGGCCAATCCTGGCGCTGCGGCACCACAAAACCCCTCTCAATTACCTGTGGTATAATAAACCTATATAATAAGGAGTTTAGCCCATGAACCCTACACTCGATAGCATTGTAGAGCAGGCACTTGCCGAAACAGAACCAACTAATGAGGAGGTTGTAAAAGATGTGGACGAAAGCACAGCTGAAGCTAAAGCAACAGAAGCGAATGACACAGCTACAGAAAATGAAAAAGCAGAAGAAGCTAACGAATCTGAAGCAGACGAAACTGCTGAAGTTGAGAAAGCAGATGATGCTGGAGAAGAATACACAGCTGACGATATAGTCGCTGATGACGAAGAAGAAGTTTACGAGGAACCTAAGGTCGAACAACCTAAGGAAGCCGCAACAAACTTAACACCAGAACAATCGTATATCTTTAATAGCTTACCTGACATCAATGTTCAGGCTGCAGACGGCAAATACTACACGATTAAAGTACCATCACAGCTACCAGCAGACTTTGAGTTTGCTAACAAGCGTGAGGAGATTATCTTTAATCAAAATGTTGCTGCACAAGAACTTAACGCACGTGACTTACAAAACCAATACAAGACTCAGGAAACACAACGACAAGGTACTGAGTTTCAAGAAAAAGTAAATGCAAGCGTACGTAGTGATGTAGCTGAGTTACAACGTGAAGGTATATTCCCTAAGTTTAAAACTCCGATTGATAGCCCTAACTTTGAAAAAGACCCAGCAGCAGTTGAAATGCAAGCAGTCTTAGACCTTATGGAAACACGTAACGCTAGTTACTTAGAACAAGCACAAAAGGGTCAACCATTTAGATTTGTTGGTTTTAAAGAAGCCTATGACATTTACACAGCACAACAAGCACGAGCTGAACGACAAAAGAATGTCCGTAATGAAGATAGCGCACGCAAGACTATTGCAAAGAAGTCTAGCAACAGCGCTGGAGCTTACGAACCTAGTATCGTAAAGCCAAGTGTACGACCAGGCACAACTACACGTGATTTATTAGCCGAAATAGACGCGATGGAATTTTAATTAAATAAGGAGTCAATATGCACTTAAATTGGATACTATCTATATTAGCAATTATAGAAGAACGTGGTAAGCACCTTGCAGACGACGAAGCTACATATCTTAGCGAAAAATTACCGTTAATGACACACCCACATCGTTACCTAGACGCAAAGGTAGCAGTACAAAAATTGCTTGATGAGGTTGGTCGTTACAGTAGCAAAAAGTAACTCTCTTGCAACTCGCTACTATGTAATGTAAAATGTAACTAGGCAATTACAGCAGCCCCCTAAATCAGGGCTGTTTTTTATTTGCATAAATAAATTAACAAGGAGCTATATATGGCTGGAATGGTATTTACCGATAGGGTAACTGACATCACCTATCAAAAGATCTTGCCTTCGATTGTTGACCAGATCAACAACAGCAACATCTTCCTAGCTCGTGTTCTCAGCAAACCTGGAACATGGCTTGGAGTAACAGAAAACCAACCAATTGAGACTGCAAACAGTACAACTGGTGGTTCATTCAGCGGCATGGATACATTTCCTACGGCTGCAACAAACAATACTCGTTTAATGACATGGTATGTGTCAGCTTACGAGCAATCAGTTGTTGTACCTGGAATTGAAGCTGCTGTAAACGCAAACAACGAACGACAAGTTCTTCGATTGCTTGCAACTCGTATGGACGAAGCTAAAATCTCGGCTATGCAAAACATTGGTCAAATCTTCTACGGTCTTGGTGCTGGAAAAGATTTCGACGGATTAGGTAACATCGTAGATAACGGTACTTCTACTGCTAGCTATGCTGGTGTTACTCGAAGCGGTAACGCATTTATCAACGGTGACGTAACTGCAGTAACTAACGGAATCATTACTCTTGATTATCTATCAAGCGAATTCGACAACGTATCAGCTGCTGGTTCAACTTCAGAAAGCCCAACAATCGGTCTTACAACTAAGACTATCTGGACTTACATTGAAGGTCTTATTCAGCCAATGGTATCTGCTCGCTACGAAACTATGCAACTTCAGGGTTACGACCGCATCGACGGTAAGACTCCAAACGGTTCTGTAGTATCTGGTGCAAAGATGACTGGTGTAGGTGGTTTCAACGCGTTAGTTTATCGCGCACGCCCACTTGTAGCAGACGACAATGCAACATCTCAGACGTTCTTCTGGCTTAACGAAAACTATCTTGAATTCAAGAGACTTATTGACTCAAGCCTACGACAGATTCCTTCAACTGTTGAAGTTACTGAAGGTTTCTATAAGGACGTTCCAATGCCAAGTGCATTCCAATTCCGCGAAATGATCGCGCCTGTTAACCAATACGGACAAGTTGGTCTCTTGCTCCTCATGGGTAACTTGATACATCGACAACCTCGACGTAACGGTAAATTAACTGGTATTACCAGTAACTAGGAAAGGAAGAATATATTATGGAAACAGGTATACGAAGCCTAACCGCAAGCGACCTTAAAACAGTTAGCTCTACTAACCTAGAAACTCTTGGTGCAGTAGGTGCAACTGCTGACAACCGACTATTTCGTTATGTTTACGCTGACGCAACAAATGGTCTAGCAATAGGTAAGTTAGGTGTAGCTCCAGCAGTTACAGCTAACCACGTTAACCGTTCACTCGGTTCAGCTAGCCCAGTAGCAGTTGGTGGAAAAACTGTAACTGTAGCAGTTGGTGCAACAGCAGTAACAGCAGACCAGTACGCTGGTGGCTACTTAGTAGTTCGCGACGGTACAGGTAAAGGTCAGACTCTACGTGTTAACGGTAACAGCTCATCAGCTGGTTCTACTGACATCACTGTAAGTCTTGCAGATCCTATCTCAACAGCTCTATCACTATCAGACTCAAAGGTTGACCTTATCAATCCATTCTATGGTGTAGTAGCTAGCACAACTCTTTCAGAGTCTGTAGGTGTAGCTCCAATCACGATTCCAGCAGGAAACTACGGTTGGGTACAAACTAAAGGTATCGCTTCTGTTCTTGCAGACGGTATTATTACTAAGGGATATAGCGTTGTTCAGTCCACTAGCGTAGCTGGTGCAGTAGCAATCAGTGCAGGTAACGCAGCAACTTCACAAGTTGTTGGTGTAGCTCCTGAAGCAACTGTTGACACTAAGTACAATCAAGTACTCCTAGACGTAAAATAAATTAAGGAAGGAATCCCATCATGGCACGAAAATTAAGCCGTTACAACGACGCCATCAGACAGCGTGCAGTAGTAGATGCTTGGGATAGTTCAACTAACACCTTCGCTCCAATACCACAACTTACACCTGTAAGCTCTGTGGTGTTGGCAGCAGCAAGTTTTGCTCAGAACACTAGCTATCCTTTATGGACAGCTCCAAACGACGGCAAAACTTACCAGGTCACTGGTATTAGCTATCGTTTCACAACGCAATCAACTGGTGCATCTACTTTCTCATTGGAAGTAGCTGGTGCTGGTGTAGCTCCTGGATCAGGTACAGCACAAACTGGTGCTCTATCACTACAGGGAACAGCTAACACAACTATCAATGGTACTATTACAACTCAGACTGTTATTTCAGCAGGTTCTTCAATCAACTTGGTTGTATCAAACACTGCAGCGACAACTGGTCTAGTTGGTCTAGTTATCACAGTTTCTCTACAACGAGTAAGCTAAAAATAAAAGGAAATATATGGAACAAGCAGGACGCGAACTCACCAGTGTAGACTTACGTGTAGTCACCAATGACAAGCAGGACTTTTTAGGTTCTACTGGTCAAACAGGTGATGGAAGAATATTCCGATACGTTCAGAATGGGAGTGTTGCACAACCTTCGGGTACCCTGCTTGCTCTACCATATACAACTAACTTTGTTGGTTTAACAGTTGCAGGTGCTTCTGCTACCAACATTGGACAAAATGTATACGAATTAAAAGTACAGTTAAATGGTACAGCTGTTGCAGCAAATGAGCTTATGGACGGTGAAGTAGACATCTTAACTGGTACAGCAAAAGGTATTAGTTACCGAATACGTGGGAACAACGCAGCTACTGCGAATGGAATAGTAACACTTACTCTTTATTCACAGCTACTACAAGCGGTTCCTGCTGGTTCGATAGTTAATCTTGGATACAGCCTTTACTACAATCTAACAACTGATGTAGCAAGCGATCAGGTTGGAACTAACACTAACAAGCACTTTGTAGGTGTTGTAAGTGCGCCACTTGGTGCTTACCAGTACGGCTGGATACAAACTCATGGACGTGGTCTAGTTATAAGTGATAACAAGTATTATAACGGTACATCTATAGTAACTGGTATTATTCCAAAGGGTTACTCGCTTGTGCCTAGCAAAACAAATCCTGGACAAGTTACAGGCTCTAACCCACTGCTAGACGCGGACAAACAACTTGTCGGATACGGACTTGAAAATCCCTATACAGCAGGTGTTGGCGTTCTATTTCCTTGCGACATATCTATTGAATAATTAACAGATACAAAAGGCTGCGGTGTGTGGCCTTTTTTTGTTGTGTGGTATAATGCTGGTAATGAACAAAGAAACTTTGGAACAGCTGAAAAGCGAAGCAGAGCAGAAATGGAACGACTTGCAGGAGGAGCTAAAGCGACTCCAGGGTGAACATCGCATACTTACGAAACTCATTGAGGAATGGGTAGAGCCGAAAACTAAGGAGGAATCAAATGCCACGAATACAACCAAAAAGTGACCAGCACACAGCTGCAACAGTAAACGTAAAGAAGTTATTTAGAGAACGGCTTATAGACCGATTTAAGGCTACTGACTTTGTACGTGTTATTAACCCAGACAATGAGGATTTTACTTGGAGTTACCTACCATCATCAAAAGAAGATTTGCAAATGTCTAGCGATGGTATGCACCGATACGCACTACGTGAAGAACCTGAATACTATCTACTAGCACCAGGTGAAAGCGAAGTTATTATTGGCGAAAACGCTTACATTATGATTGAAGCATTGTTTAAGAAAATGGTAGCTAAAAAGCTATACATGGATCATGGTGATTTCAAGCCTGGTCAACCAGCACGTAACTTTAACTTTTCTGATGCACTTGCACAGGAACAACTTATAGACAAAATTTACTTAGGCAAAGAACAGCCCAACTTTGGATCAACTAATGTGGAAGTAGCAAATGACACCCCAACAACAAAAGATTCAGGCACAGCTCGACCTAAGAGCACAAGAGC